GTCCCCGACCCCACCGTTGCAGAGATGTCACCAGCCCCCCCCGGTACTTTGCGGCGCAGCGCATCGCTGTGACGCCACATCACTCGACAGGCCAGCCATCTAGCCCGATCTGCCGCCTGATGCGCCTGCCCTGTGCCTCGGCTGCCTCGCGCTCCGTCTTGGCGTCGTGGCAGTCTTTGCACAGTGGCTGGAGATTCCGCATGTCGTTCACGTTCATCATGGTGCCCGCCGCATCGCGGATCATGCCGTCCGCGTCTGCCTTCGACATTGGCACGATGTGGTCGCATGCCACTGCGGCCGATACCCTGCCTTCCGTCGCCATGCAGTTGCGGCACAGTGCTGCCGGTCTGCCTTTGCGGTCGATCTGCATAACCACGTCTCTGGCCCGCGTATAGGCTGCTCCATATCCCCGCTCATGCCGTGATCGGCCGTCGTTGTGCCAAGGCTTGCGGGTCATGCTGTGCTTTCGACATGCTGAAGGCGCTCATCGGATCATGCCCGCGCCCGCCGTGTGTGCTGTCCGGTTTGGTGTAGCCCAGCCCTCTCGCCGGCGCCCCGGTTACAACAAGCCCTTAAGCGTCGGGCATGCACTAGCTTCGCCGCCTATATGGCGGCACTTGGCAGCGATAACACCACAGGTTGCGAGTGGTGTCAATATCCGTCACCCGCGCCGCAGGGCTAGCTTCCGAAGATGCCGGACAAATCATAGAGGTCGGGAGGCGGGCGCCGAAAGGCAAACTCTGCAACGGCCACCGCTGGCGGCCCTTTTTCTATCAACTCAAAGCTGGAAACTACGACATTCTCCGCACGGTCGAAAGCACTACACATCAGCCTGCAAAAACTGTCGCCCTTCGATATCAGCAGCCATAACACATCAACGTCTTCGCCATGCACCGTGCCACGCACTCTGAACCAATCATCGTCTCGCTTCACCTTCGCATCATGAATGCGCCGCGGCACGCCGCCACCCTCGTTGATCAAACCGAATGCGAAATCTGCCATGAGCCGTCACCCCGCCTTCACCATCGCCGCCTGTTCCACCTCGACCTCGCGCTCTGCACCAAACATGGTCAGCCGAACGATAGCCTTGCCGTGACGGATGGCAATGACCTCTGTCTGTTCGTCGCTCCACAGGCCCGAGAGGATCCTCACCTTGTCGCCGGGCCGCGTGATCGCTGTGCTGCGCTGTGCCTCTCGGGCCTCGTCATCCCTGTCGCGCATCGCATGCAGCGCCGTCAGATCGTCGGGGCGCAGGATGCCAGGCTCTCCGCTGGCCATGCGGATGCACCCGGCGATGTGAACGCAGCCCTTGACCGCGTGCCATGCCATGATGCCGGGAAAGCGCGCAAACACATAGCCCGGCAGAAGGCGCTTGGTCCGCGATACCTTCTTCCCCCTGATCGTCACGACGCGCCTGGTGACGGGGTGGAACGAGTAGACGCCGCGGGCCTTGAGCCATGCCTCGGTGGTCGCTTCGGCTTGTGGCAGCACGGTGAGAGCGTGCCAGCGGGCGGGGGCTGGGGTGTAGATCGGGGTCAAAGCCGCGCCACCTTCGGTCCAACCGCCGCCTTGATGGCACCGATCTGCCGCTCCAGTTTGTCGGCCTGCTGAAGCGCAGCGCTGGCCTCCCTGATTTTGCCGAGAATGTCTTGCTGCGCCGCGTTGATCTCCGTCAGACGCTTGGCGATATCGGCCTTCCACGCTTCGATTTCCGCGGCGGTGTCTTCGATCTGTTCGTTGCCGCCGTTCTGACCAAACAGGTCTTCGCGCTGCTGCGCGACCCAACCTGGCATGCACCCGCCGCCGACCGTCTCGGCAACCGTCTTGTCGGTGTCTGCGCCGCGATACCTGCCTGCTTCCACGTCGTAGCACGCCGTCAAAAGCAAGATGATCTCCCGCTTCTGGTCCCGCGTCGGTTGCCGCAATTCGGTGACAACCGCCTCTTCCGTCCGCTTCATGCTGGCCTCCTTGGCCGCTGCTACCTTTTCGCGTTCTCGGGCGCTGCATGCCGGGCAGCGCAGCGAGTGCTTGACGAATGTCCAGCCAGCCTTGACCGCCTTTTCGATGACATGCGCTTCGTTCGGCTCCCACTTGCCTGTCGCCCGCCGCTCATAGTCGCAGACGGCGCGCTTGGTCGTGCCGCATAAGTCGCACACAGCATCGGCCACGTTGCTACTGCCCGCGCCTTTCGGGATTCCCATGACGCTCAAAGCAGCACCTCCACGATTGCGCCGACAGGTGACGCGGCTGTTTCTCCAGGCCCGTTGATGACCGGCATACGGCCAAGCGATTTCGCCAGCGCGGCGGGCGTCACGCCGTGCTGTAGGGCGATGCTGATCAGCACGCAGGCGTCGGCCAATGTCGCGGCCATGTCACCGCCTTTGCGCGTGTCGGCAAACACCTCTGCCGGTGATCCGTCCAGACGCAGGCCGACCGTCACGGTAATGGGGTGCCCAGCCCATTCAATCGCAGCCGTGAAGTTCGGGCGGCGGGTTGGAAGCGGCGTTCTGTTGCTCACAGGTCAAAGCCCTCCTGAACGGGTGCGGCTCGTGGACTTTCCTTTGCGTGGCGCATTTCGCCCGCATGTTCTTTGGCGTGCTCGCTTCTGGTCATCGCCTGAAGGTTTCCAACCGCGTCGTTCAGCGGGTTTCTGTCTCGATGGTGCACAACCATGCCAGCCGAAAGCGGCCCGTTATGATGTTCCCACACCACAACTGCACGCGCCTTCCACACGTTTGGCTGCGCCACCTTCACAAATGCGCGCAACGTCCCGCCCTTTGTGGCCCTGACCTTCTCCGCCCCAACAGAAGCCCGTTTTTCGCTGCGCTGACCTTTGGTCCATTCGCTATCGGGGCTGAGGTGGATGCCCTTAAGGCCTTTGTTCCACGGCGCAACGCCCGGCTTGAACCGTGAGCCTGACCTGTCTCGATACCCATCAAGGTTCTTTGCGGCCCAAGGCTTTGGCTTTTTGTTATGTTCTTGCTGGCCAATCCATTTTGACCGGCACGATTTGCCGCAAAACCTTGATTTACCTTGGCGATAATGAGGAACAGTATATTCCGCGCCACAAGTCTCGCACACTTTCTGTGCGCGCACATAGCACCGCTGCGAACCGATGCGCTCTTCCTTCACGATCATGTCAGCGTCTCCGGCACGATCAGCACCCGCACCGCACCGCCCTCGGGGATCGTCGCCTCTGGCGGCACGGCCACAAACCCCGGCGGCGGGATGATCACGGCGGTATCCGGCGCATCGCCCGGCGCGTGCGTCCAGATGACCGTGATGGCCCCATGTGGCGGCATGGCGAACACGCATTGCACCTCGTCCAGCACCGACCGGGCGAGGTTGTTTTGCAGGTAGACCTCGGCCCCGTGCAGCGTGCGCTGTGCGTCGGCGTAGGAGCCGTCGAGATTGCATGCCATCGCAGGCGCGCTGAGAAGGCCGTACAGGGCGGTTGCGAGTGCCAGCCTCATGCCGATACCCCGCGCGGCTTGCGGGCGTCCTTGCCGGACATTGCGCAGCCCAACGTCACGATCCGATGGACGTTGGATTTGGCGATGCCGTACTTCGCGGCGATTGACCGGTAAGCCATGCCTGCCCGCCAGTCCTCGATCATCTGCGCATCACGATCTGCGGTGCGGTTGATTTTCCGGCCGGTCAGTCCAAGCGCGTTGATGTGGCGCTGTACCGCTTGCCGGCTGATACCGAGACTGTCTGCCATGACGCGCATCGTGATGCCCTGCGCAGCAAGTTCGGCGACCTTGGCGCGCATAGCCTCGCGCTCCGCCTCGGTCTCCTTCGCAGGTCCCGGTTTCCTTTGCGCAATCTGCGTCGGCGCGGGCTTTTCCGGACGCGTAAGCTTGAACGTCGAGATATGCCACGAAATGGTCGATACCGCGCATTCCAAACGTGCGGCGATCTGGCGTAAGGTCAGCCGTTCGTTGAGCGCATCCTGAATGAGCGGTGTCAGGCCGGGACGCTTGGAAACGGGCGCTTGCGCAACGACGTATCCGACCAGCGCCTTGCGGGCAAAATTCGGGTCTTCGCCGGCCAGCGCGGCAATCTCAGCCCGCGTTCTGACACCATCGGCCAGCGCCCATAGTTTGGCACGGCGGCTCTCTGCTGCGGCCTTGCGCGCCGCATTGGCAATCTCCCTCGCCTCGGCCAGCGCCGCAAGAATGGCGGTCTTGTCGCGGACATTTCGCGTCAGCTTTTCGCGCGTCACCGGCTGAGCGATTGCAACTCCCAGCTTGATCGCCAGCCTCTTGGTTCCCGGCACCGTGAAGCCTAGCGCAACGGCGATTTCCTCAACCGGCCGGTCTGCCATGGCGCGAATGCGTTCGGCAGTTGCCGCCGCCGCTGCGTGGCGGGCATCCCGCTTGCGGGCCAGGTCGCGCGCCCGCCGCTCTTCCGGCGACATCACCTCGCGCTTCGGCTTGGCGGCCTCGCGCTTCGACTTGGCTGCCTCGGCTTCTTCCGCCTTCCGCAGCCTTGCGGTGCGGGCGCGGTTGGAATTGCCGGCGTAGTGCAGTTGCATGTACCGGCGGCGTGACTCTGCCAGCGGAACCGGCACCAGCGGATCGGGCAGGCCCGACACGCCGCGCGGGATGAACTGCACGACCTCCGGCCGGCAGATAACCCCGTAGCGCGCAGCAACGTCCGCGGCGATGCTCGCGCGTTGCTCTACCTCTCTACCGTAGTTCTCCATTCTCTTACCTATTGCTGGTTGGTGAGCGCCTGAGCAGAAGGCAAAGGACGACCAGCCCCGCCGGTTTGGCGAGGTTGGTCCCGATGCCTCCGCGATCTTGCTGGCCGGAGCCGCGCCGTCGCATTTGGCCCTGCCGTGGCATCCACCGCCCGGACAGGTTGACCGCTACTTTCGAGGATGGTGACTTCCTCGGGGGCCGCGCTTCGGTCATCAGGACTGCGCTTTGCCTTGGCCCCGCCCCATGGCAGGCATTTCCGCATCTGGCGCCACCGTCTGCCCCCATGGGCACTTACCGACCGCCAGACCGACCCGCGCGTTTCGGGTGCGCGGGAAGCCCAATGCGCTACCCCATGCCGATACCCCGCAGCACCAGGGCCACAGACCTCAGCCCTTCCGCCTGATGCAGATCGTTGAAATCCCCTTGCGTGGGCGGCATGACCCACCGGCAGCCGGAGGCCACGGCGTAGTATTCGCCCGTCCCAAGCCCGCCCAAGGTCGGCACCGGCTTGTCATGATCAGCTGCGATGATGGCGCCAGGGATGGCTTTTGCCACCGCCGCCACGTTGTTTGCCGCGAAGGCGCACAGAACCGTCGCAGAGCGGCCCAGCAGCTTCAGTCCGGCCCGCACTGACAGCGCCGTGGCAATGCCCTCTGCGACCCATGTCTCGCGGCCCTGCGCAATCCTGTGGCTGGCGCCGGCCATGTGACCGTGAAGGATGTTCTTCTTCGCCCCGTCTGGCCCGATGAATTGCACCGTCGTCACCCGGCCGCCGATCCGACCAGGCACGATCAGGAACGGCCCGCCCTCTGGCATCGCTGCGGCGACCAATCGCCCGTGCGGCGTGTCAGGGCACAGGTCGCGGGGATGGTCGATTACCAGCCCGGTTTCATCGCCAAACCCCTTGGCGCGCAGATAGTCGTGGTGATCCGGCCGGCAGGCTTTGACAATCGCCTCGCAAAGCCTTGCGACATCGGCCTGTTCCTCCTGCCGCCGCGCCTCACGGGCCCGCCGCTCGCGCTCCAGCGCCGGGTTTGGTGGCGAGGCGGTGTTTGCGCTATCGGCCTTGAACTTGGCGTGCTGGCCGGTCTGATGATTCCAGGCAATGCCGCCCGACAGGTCATCAAACACCAGCACCCGCCCATCGCCCTTGCCGTTCTTGCCCAGCGTGTCGGCAAGAACCCATCTGCCCGGTGTCGGATTGCGCCGTGGTGGCACGATGCCGATAGAGTCGCAGGCTGTTCGCATTGCATCGTGAAGGCTCATCCTGCCCTCCGTGTGCGAAACCGCTTCACTTCGCGGTCGATCAGCGCATATGCGTCTGGTCGCGCCAGCGGCTTTGCCGCCCCGTACCAGCCCCGTGGCAGCTTGGCCCCGTCATAGACCCCGGCCCACACGCCATAAGCCCAGCGTCGAGCCTTGTCCTCGTCATGCGGCTTGCGGTCCAGGCAGTAGGCCAGCGCCGCATCCCAGACCACGCGGGGATCTGACAGGCAATCGGCCCGCAGCCCGTCCCGCGCCTTGACCTGCAAGCGCGACGGATCGAAGGCCACCAGCGTTCCGTCCACAGCAACGATGCCAGATCGGGCAGGGCGCTCCCATCCGCAGGCGAGGCAGACGTTGGCCCTAAGCGCCCCGTGGCACTCAGGGCAGACCGCCTTTTCGCGCGTCGTCGCATCCCGCTTGCGAGCCGTAGCATCCCGTTTCGTCGCGGCAGACAATTCCCCTGCGCCGTTTTCCCACACATCGAAGGTGTCGGCGGCGAAGCGCTCGACATTCCCAGAATGGCAATTGTGGACTAAAAGCCCGTTACAAGTGAAGCGATTGTGAGGTCCGGCATCGAGTATGTCCCAAACTTCCGCTTGTTCTTGGATGTGATCGCCTCGTTCCACCGCTCCACAATCTGCTCCGGCGAAAGCCCCATCAAAATCAGCTTCTTCATCTGGTGATCCCCATACCGCACTTGCGGATGGCGCAAACGAAACCAGTGCATCTTGGCCGTCGGCTGATCTCCAGAACGGTTGACCAAGTTGAGCCTCCGTTCCAGCCACCGCAAATTTCCTGGTTCGTAATTCCCATCCGGGTTGATACGGTCGAGGTCTTTGAACTTGTAGTCCTCGGGAATGCCAAGGTTCTCCATTATCCAGAGCGTTCCCGCTTTGACGCCGCTGAAGTTGAACTTGATACCGCGACCGCCATAGGCCGAATACTGAGGGTTGTTTGGGTTTTCGCAGCGATGCTTCTGCGCCTGCACCCGCGCATAGAGCCACGACGGATACGCCGGCGCGGGCCGGCCGCAGGCACGACATCCACCAGTGCGCCCATTCTCCAAGTTGCTCAATGACACTACCGAACGATAGCGACACTTCTGGCACTCGCAGACCACATGAATAAAGCGGCGCTGCGCAGCGCCGAGCCATAGCACGTCTGGCGAGACGATCTTCACCGATCCGAATTGGCGCCCGACCAAGTCCGGTCTGTGTGATGCGGATTTGTTCACTGGCACAACTCCCAAAGGTGCGCCAGCCGTCCATCGTGTGGACGAGATGCCCTTCAGTAGCTGTGAGCCCTTGGTAGGTGATGACATTTTGGATGCCTTTACAGATTGCCCCGCCATGCGAAACGAAGTTTTCTCCGTCCCAAACTTTGTCGCGTGTGGTAACAAATTGAATCGGGACAAGGCCGCGATCCGTTAAAACCCTGCTACCTCGCGCCAAGCAGAGCCACAGCGCCTTGGTCTTGCCCGGCGCGGGCCGCATGATACGGCCGATTTCTTGCATGTGGCTGGACAGGCTCTTGCGGTAGGGCTTGCAGGACACGCCGACCAAGCAATCTGGAACATCGAACCCCTTGGTCAGCACACCGCATGACACCAGCCCCATGATGATGCTGTCGGGCCGGCGAAACTCGGCAATGCGTTCTGCCTTGTCTTCGTCCTTGTCGAGATAGCTGATCTGCTGGAAATTCTGCCCGGCGGCGGCGAAGGCTGTGCACAACTCGCGCCCATGTTCGACCGTGGGCGTGAAGACGATGGTCTTGACTGGGCCGCCGAAGTGCTCGTTGACCTTGGCCAACCACTCCGTCACCACGTCGCCGATGATCTTCACGCCGGCCCCGGCTGCGCTTTCGTCCGAAAACTCGCCCATCCCGTTGACCGACAGTTCGGCATCTTCCGGCGCTCGCCCGACATAGATGGTCGGCTCGATAAGGTGCCCGTCGCCGATCAGATCACGGGTTGATCGCACGTTGACGATGCCATCCCAATGCTCCGCCATGCCTGCCGTGAAAGGCGTTGCCGTCAGACCGACCTTCACGGCATCCGGGTATTGATCCATCAGCGCCAGGGTCGCCTTGAACTGGCAATGAGCCTCGTCGACCACGATCAGCGACGGGGCGCGCGGCAGGCTGCGCCGGGCCAGCGTCTGAGCCGAACAGACCTGCACATGCTCGCGCGGCTCCCAGCGTGGATGGTCGCCCTGCACCACGCCATGTTTGATCCCATAAGCGTCGAAGACCGCGCTCGTTTGATCCACAAGGGACACTCGGTCCACGATGAAAAGGCTGTAGCTTTCCTTGCGCGCGGCTTCCTTGAGCAATTGGGCTGCTGTCAGGGTCTTCCCGGCGCCCGTGCCCGCGCACAGGATCAGCCGCCGCTTGCCAGCCCGGATGCCATCCCGCAGCGCCTGAATTGCATCGGCTTGATACGGCCTCAAATTGATCTGCTGTGGCGAGGCGAAAGTCAGCATTTCATGACCTCCCGAAACGCCGCTTCCTCGGCCTCGGCCCGGCTCATGCCGCCGTCAAACTCCCGGATTGCCGCGCGCTCCTCAAACTCTCCTGCTTCCGGCCAAACCTCTTGCAGCACCGCCGCTCGCACCCGAGGCTGTCGCAGCCATTCCAGCGCCTCGTCGGTCAGCCGCCCGCGACGGATTGTCAGCCGCCAATCGCTGCGGATGACCTCGCCGCCATGGGCACGGATGCGGTCAAGGATGCTCACAGCGGCAACACCTGATCCTCAAAACGCTTCTTCAGCGCGTCCCGCTCGGCTTCGAGGTGCTTGGCGTAGCGTTCCGCCTTCGCGGCCTTGGCCTGGTATTCGCCCATCCGGCCCTTGATGGTGTTAATCTCGCGCAGGGCATTCCCCAGCGACCGGCCCATGTCCTCTCCCTCGAAGGCCCGGATTATGCCCTTGAGGTTGTCGCGCTCGGCCTCCACCGCCTTGCGCCTGGCGCGCTCGTCGGCCAGATCGGCGCGCAACCCCAGAACCTCGTCCATCAGCGCATCGGGCGTCAGCCTTTCCAGCTTCCGGCGCTCATCAGTTTTTTCCTGATCGTCTGGCAGGTTCGCTTTTGCGGGCTTTTCGGCGGCCTTCTCAGGCCGCGCCGATGGTTGCGCCGGTTCCGTTTCCTGATCGGCCCTCGGCTGCGCGCCGATATTGGCAGTGTTCTGATGGTAGACCGTGCCGCCGCGCTCGACCTTGCGAACGGCGCTATCTGCGGATTCCCGCAGATGCGTGCCGGCCCGCACATCAGCCACAAGGTGGTCGTCCACCGCGCAGCGACGGGCGATTTCGCGGTTCGACCACTGCGACCACTCCGCATCCTCCAGCAAACACAGCACCGCCCGCCGCTTGTCGGCATTGGTGCGGCGCAGGCCATGCGCGGAGTTGGCCGCGACCGAATGCAGGATCGCCAGGCGCCGGTCGCCCTGACGGATTTCCGCAGGCACCTCGGTGCGCCCGATCTGCCGCCACGCTTCCAGCCGGTGAAAGCCATCGGCCAGCCAATGGTCGGTGCCGTCGAAGTAGACGATGATCGGCGGAAACACCGCGGCAGTATCGCGCATGGCAGCGGCATATTCCGCCACCGTGTCTTCATGTATTGCGGCGCGGGATTGCGTTCCGCCGTCCAGGCGAACCTTGGAAATCTCGATCATGCTTGCTCCACTGTGATGGTGACCCGCCCGCCCTTGATCACGGCGCCGCGGGACAGTCGCAGGCCCCAGCCCGAGTCATCGCCGCAGGTCGCCATGGCGATGCCGTCAAGCCCGGCCTTGATCGCCGCCAGCATGTTGTCGAGGTCGCGCCTTGCAGCGGTCGGCGGGTGGAAGGTGATCGCCAGCGTTGCATCAGCAGGAACGCACGCCTTGGCGTCCTTGGCCCCATAGAACCCGGCATCCCTCATCATCCGCCGGGCACCTGTCGCATCGCGCCGGTCAACGCGGCTGTTGGGCCAAAGGCATGTCGGGGGCCAAGGCAAAGTGATCATGCCGCGCCACCATCGCTTGCCAATTGCTCTGCATCCACAATTGGTGTATTATCGACCGTGCGCATCCCGAAAAGGTGCGGCTGGCACTCAATCCCGGCACTGTCCGCAAGTTGCTTAGCAACGAGGAACCAGGACGATGGGAACCACCCCCGGACCACTGCATTGCTCACGGCAGTTGCCCCAACCTGAAGGGCCTCGGCCAGTCGCTTGCGCCCTACGGCGTCGGCAAAATCTGATGCGGTGTGTGTCATGACCGCAGCATATCCACAAATGGTGGACGTACGCAAGCCCACATTTGGTGGTTTGCACGCAATATCCGGTCTAGTGCAAACCATCGGTATGAGCGACCGACCCTTGCACCCAGAGATAGGACAGCGCCTCGCCACTGTGCGGATGGCGTTTAGCGACTTGTCACAAGGCGCATGGGCAGAGAAGCATGGCTTCAACCCGACCCAGTGGAACAACTGGGAAAAGGGCGTTCGTCGCATCCCCGTCGAAGCTGCCGAGCGCTTGTGCGAGCTTTACGGTTTGACGCTGGACTTTGTATATCGCGGCAGGCGCGACGGGTTAGCCGAGACGGCATCGAAAGTGCTTTGATCGCACCGCCCTAGGTGCTTCACAACGTGATCTAGTGGCACGTCCAGAAGATCGGCAATCTCAATCATCCGGTCTAGTCGCTGGTCCAAGGCCTGCATGATTCCCCCATAGCGGCATTAGGCAGTGTAGCCCTACCTTGGGCGACATTTTCTGTCACCACCAGAAAACCCACCAAATGTGAATTTGCCGGTTGCAAGTCCACAAATGGTGGAATAAGCTTGCCCTCACAAGCAACCGTGAGGACAGGGCCGTGGACGAAGACCGAAAAGCAATCATCCAGGCGATTGCCGCCGCCATGACCGAGGTCAAGCGAATCGCCAAGGACAGCCGCAACTCCGAACAGAAATACGACTTTGCCAGCGTGGATGACTTCCTCGCCATGGCCGGGCCGATCTGCGGCAAGAACGGCCTTGTGACCCTGATGGATGAAGAAGCCGTCGAAGAGTTCACGCGGGAAGGCAAGTACGGCCCGACGAATTGGCTGCGCATCAAGTTCGGCCTTACGACCTATCACATCAGCGGGGCATCGCTGCCGAAGGCTATGCGGTCGGTCGAGGTCATCAGGTCCGGCTCACAAGCCTACGGGTCCGCGCAATCCTACGCGCTGAAGCAGTATCTGCGCGCGCTGTTGATGATTCCGACCGGCGACGGTGACGACGCGGACGCACAGCCGAAGGCTGACGGCGTGGTGTCATTCGACCCCGGTCCGCACGTTGACGCCATCGCTGCGGCGCCGACTGGCAAGGCCCTGCTTGGCGTCATCCCCGGCGCCCATGCGGATCACCCCGCGATCAACGCGGCTATCGTCGCCCGCGTGTCTGCGCTGATCGGCACCGTTCCAACCGTTCAGGCGCTGGACGCCATGTCCAAGGCTTTCGCCCCGATCTGGGGCCATGTCGAGGCCGTCGCCAATGAGCGCCGGGCCGCGCTGACCAAGACCGCCGACCTGGCGGGCGATGAAATCCCCTACTAGGAGAAAATTGATGTTCCTGACGGTGAAGTTTCAGCCGGGCGATGCCCGCACCTACATCTACCTCTATGAGGGATCAGCTCATGTCGAGCCGGATGATTACTGCGTCGTAGAGACGCGAGACGGCAACAGGCCCGTTCAAGTCGTCGCCGTTGATGTGGCTGAGCCGGCCTTTGCGTGCAAGGCGGTTGTCGCCATTCTGACGGAGCGGGTGTGACATGGACACCCTGCCCCCGCGCAACCACAACAACCCTCCCGATCCGATTGACGAGGCTCTGGCCCCGTTTGGCGACGTGATCTCCGAAGCCGAGAACTGGGCTGACGGCTCCCCGGTGGAGAACGAGGGCCAGATGAAGGCCGTGGACGCGCTCATCAAGGGCGTGAAGGCCGCGCGCAAGGCCGTCGATACCGCCCGCGACGAAGCCACCCGCCCGCTGCATCAGGCGTGGAAGTCGGAAGTCGCCCGGTGGAAGCCGACCGAGGACGATCTGGACCGGCTGGTGAAGTGTCTCGTCGCTGCAGTGGACGGGTTCAAGCGCAAGCTGGCCGAGATCAAGGCCGAGGCCGAGCGCAAGGCCCGCGAGGAAGCCTTTGCCGCCAAGCGCGCCGCCGAGGAAGCGGCACGGCTGGCGAGCGAGGCAGACATCGAGGCGCAGCGCGCCGCCGCCGAAGCTCAGGCCAAGGCCGATGATGCGTGGCGGCATGTGGGCGAGATCGCCAAGGACACCGTGAAGGGCCTGCGCACCGTGCAGCGCCACGAGATCACGGATCATCGCGCTGCGCTGAACTGGATTGCCAAGAACGATCGCGATGCCGTCACCGCCTTCATCGAGGGCTATGTTGCCAAGAACTTCCGTGACCGTCAGATCGACGGCGTGCGGGCGTGGGCAGAGAAGGTGGCGTTCTGATGGAACTGCGCCTTCGCATGTCGCGCGGCACCCTGATCCCGGTCGGAGAACCCGCCCGCGAATGGCTGGCGGGCTGCACCGAAGGCGAAATCCTTTTTGCCGAGGTGGAACGGGGACGCTCCGCCGCCTCGCACCGGCACCAATGGGCTTGGCTGCATGAGGCGTGGCGGCACCTGCCGGAGTCCATGGCCGACCAGAGCTTTGCGCGGTCATCCGAAGCGCTGCGCAAGCACGCCCTGATCGAAACCGGGTACTGCAACTGCGAAGTGCTGACCTTCGCCGGCCCAAGCGCCGCGGAGCAAGCTGCGCCATTCATGTTGCGCCTGGCCACGCAAGCGCACGGCTATGCACGCGCCGAGATCGACGGGCGGATGGTGCGGGTCTGGACGCCTCACAGCCAGAGCCAGCAAGCCATGGGCGGGCAGCGGTTTCAGGCCAGCAAGACGGCAGTGCTGAACTGGGTAGCCAGCCTTATCGGCGTGGAGCCTGACCAGTTGCTGCGCGAGGTGGAGGCATGAACATCCGCGGTCCCCTTGGCCTGAAGGCGCCCAAGCCCATTCGCGGCACCGTCGCGGCGAAGGCACACCTGGAGCGCGTCAAGGGCTTGCCCTGCGTGATCTGCGCCGCAGCACCGCCGTCCGACGCTCACCACGTCATCAGCGGGCGCTTTGGCAGCCGGAAGGCCAGCGACTTCGACACGATTCCGCTTTGCCGCGCCCATCACCAGGACGGCCCCGAGGCTATCCACCAGAACAAGGCCGCTTGGGAAGCCGCTCACGGCCCCGACACCGATTACCTGCCCGTCGTCGCGCGGATGCTTGGCGACCATCCCATCACCATCGCGGCCCGTCGCCGCAAAGGAGCATGACATGATCACCGCCAATTTCCACAACCCGAAGAAGGCCGTTGCAGTGCCGTTCGAGGACTTCGTGTCGCTGGACGTTCTGGCCGAAAACGGCGCCCGCGTGTCGATTTTCATTCGCGGCAAGGACCGCGCCCTGGCCGAAGCCGCCGCCGATGCGATCAACGCTGCCATCGGGGCGAAGCCGTGAGCGCCCTGGAAATCGCCCGGCTCTGGGGGTTCGCATGATCCCCCCGCTCCACTCTCCCCGCGCCGATTGGGCCGATGACAGCCTGCGCCGCGCGAAGCCTCGCCCGTCACCGCGCCGGGATTGGTCGAAGCTGGCAGCCGGCGCGGCGATTGCGCTGGCGCTTCTCGCGGCTGGCGCCCTGACCGGGTGGTTCGCGCATGTGAACGCGATGGAACAGAACTGCATGGAAGGATGTGAGGAATGACCGCGCATCACCGCCACCCGCTTGACCGCCTGCGTGCCGATCCGCCGCCCGGACTGGATGACCGCGACTGGTCCAGCGCCTGCGACTTCGAGGTTGACGGCGCGGATATCCTCGACGGGCTGGACGTGACCGCGCTCTATGACGGCGACGGCGACATCTACGGCCTGCGTATCGGCGGGCTGACGCTATCGTGGAACCAGATTTCCGCGATGCTGGAACCGGATCACTTCAAGCGCATCAAGCGGATGGACGCCGTTGAACTGGGACAGCGCCGCCAGGATTGGCTGGCGAGCATGATGGAGGATGACCGCGATGAGTGATCTGGTGAAGGCGCTTGAATGGCACAACTTCGACGCTTGGACTTGGTGGGCGGAAGCTGTCTGCGGCACCTATCACGTTGAGGAGCGCAACGGCGGGTGGCGGGTTGAGCTTCGCTTCCATGACGCTCGTCATGTCGTCACCGAAGCCGACGACTTCGATGGCGCCATCGTCGCCGCCCAAGCCGACCACACCGCCCGCATCCTCCCCGCGGTGTACACATCCGCCGTCGATGCGATGGCGACGGAAAACAAGCGGCTGCGGGATGCCATTTTCGAGGCTACTCATCCTGACTTCATTTTTGGAGCCATGGACAATGTAAGTGACATGGATGTGTCGATCACTGACTTCGCAGAAGCCGCATCCCGCGCCATCCGCGCCGCCCTGAAGGAGGCCGACAATGCCCGCCTTGTCCGCCTGGTCGAAGCGGAGGACGGGGCGTGACCGTCTACTACAACGACCACGACAAGGCGGTTTGCGCTTGGTTGCGCGAGCTGATCCGCGCGGGCCTGATCCCGAAGGGCGAAGTTGATGACCGATCAATCCTCGATGTGGCACCTGCTGACCTTGCCGGGTTCACAAGCTGCCACTTCTTCGCCGGTATCGGCGGGTGGGCATACGCCTTGCGCCTGGCCGGATGGCCGGATGACCGACCAGTCTGGACCGGATCGCCTCCCTGTCAGCCTTTCAGCGCCGCCGGGAAAGGTCTATCCCGCGACGATCCCCGCCACCTTGCACCGCATTATGTTCGGCTGGTCGGGGCTTGCCGCCCCGCTGTGCTGTTCGGAGAGCAAGTCTCCAGCGCGGAAGTCTTCGGAAAGGCTGCAAGCGGCGCTGGAAGGCGAGTTGCAGGCCCGCCTGAATGGGCTTGGCTCGATGATCTATCAGACCGCCTGGAAGCCGCACGCTACGCCGTTGGGGCGTCCGATATCCCGGCTGCGGGCATCGGCGCGCCGCACATCAGGCAGCGAACCTTCTTCGGAGCCATCGACCTTGATGGGCTTGCCGACGCCGACAACGCGCGACCACAAGGACGGGCCGGAATGCCTGAACGTGCCGGTGAATGCGCTGCTGGGGCGAGTGGCATGGCTAGCGGGCTGGCCGACGCCCAGGCAATCGGACGGCGAGAAGAATGTTCGGTCGGAGGAAGGTTCGGCGCGGGAGATGGAGCGCAAGGGCGGCCCGCAGGATTTGATGCAGACGGCGACCCTGACCGGTCCAGCCCGCTTGACGGTTTCTGGCGAGGTGCTGACTGGCTCTACTGCCGGGATGGAAAGTGGCGGCCAGTTGAACCCGGCCTTGAGCCGTTGGCTCATGGGGTTCCCGCCGGAATGGTCAGCCTGCCATCCGAAGCACAGCGACTGGCGGGCGTGGCAGGGCTTCATGCGCGAAACCTGCGCCGCGCCAAGCAATTCCGAGCAGAAGCCCTGAAAGGCTATGGCAACGCCATCGTCCCGCAAGCCGCCGCGCAATTCGTGACCGCATTCATGGACGCCGCAGAAAGGACCGCAGCATGACCCCCGACAAAGACGGCTGGATCAAACACAACGGCGACGACAAGTGCCCAGTGGACCCGGAGACGTGGGTTGAGGCGAGCAGACACGGCACCCCTATGGAGTGGGCTGAGGCGGCCGAGCACCGTGATTGGAGCCGCGTCACCGCCTACCGCGTCTTCGCCCCTGTCACCCCCGGCCCGTCCTCGTTCGTCCGCGAGACGGCGGCGCGGATCATGGCAGCGCTGATGACGTGGAGGCCCGAAACCGGGCACCAAGCGCTGAAGGGGTGAAGTGATGACGTTCGCAGCAGCAATTATCTGCGCGGCCTTCTACGCCGTTCTTGCGCTGAGCGGCTATCAGAACGGACTGTTTGGCTTTGCCATATTCACGGGGGTGCAGTGCGGAGTCTTTATCGGCATGGCGGGTGGAATGTGGGCTTGGGGCTTGATGAAGCCAGAAGACCGGACAGCCGCCTACAGGGAAGCGCGGCGGAAAGCAGAGCCATGATCCCCCCCGCCCTCGCCCTCGCCCTGTCGCAGCTTGGCGTCATCGCGCCCAAGCCGCCGCCCCGGCCAGCCATGCCCGCGCCGTGGATGCCGTCGCATCGCGGCGATGACCCCCCGTTTTGAGAGGAAGAACTATGACCGGAACGACAATCGGCAAGGCCCGAGACTACCACATGAATTTCAATATCGAGCAAGGCGGGCGCTCGATTAGCGGCGTGAAGGTCACGCTTTCCCGTTTTATCGAGAAAGACATGAACGCCAAGTTCAACGTTAACCTGATGGAAGACCCGCTTTTCCCCGCCCTGCTGGAAAACGTCTTCGCCAACGCGCGGAACATACCCGAACTGGGGAACCTGCTGCTCTCCGCTCGCAAGGTCGCTGCGGAGGCAAAGGCGAGGGGCGAAGCGTTCTCGGAACTCGACGCGGCACTGCTGCCGTTTACAACGGTGCAGCTATGACCCTCGGTGACAAGATCAGGGCGCTTAAGCCACTTGACTGGTATGATAGCAGGTCGTGGAACGCTGCTCTCGACCGCGCCGCAGCCCTTGCCGACGAGCATGAGGCCGACGCCAGCGCCGCGCTTGAATTGCGTGATGCGCAGATGCGAGCGCAGGGACGCATCGAAGCCGGCGCTGTCTTTGCGACCACAGGGGCCGAAGAGCGATATGTCGCCGACACGGAAAACGCCTGCCCGGCCTGTGGAGGCTCGGGCCACAAAGACGACGCCCGTGCCGCGATGGACCGGATCAAGGCCGAGGCGGTGAAGGAAGCGCTGTCCGATTTCGCAAAGGCCGACTGGTTCTGGCGTGACCTTGACCCCGACGACTGCGGCGACACCCCGGATGAGGCAATCAATGCCGGCATGGTGGGCAGCTTTACGGTCTGCCACATCCGCAGTTCGTTCACAGGCCCGGATCGGTTCTGCTTCATCGCCCCCGTGCTGGACCCTGAAAGCGACGATGAAGAATGCCTTTGCTTTGTAACGGAAGATGAGGCGGTTGCTGCGGCTAAAGGGCGCCGCGCCATCCTCGCCGCAGCCGGGGAGGCCGTGAAATGAAGCAACATCCCGACATCGTTGATCGTCTCCATGCGCAGCATTTTGGCTCCCAAATTGAGCGCGACACAGCCCGCAAACTGGCCGAAGAGAAGGCCCGCGCCGCCGCTGATATGGCTTATCGTCTGGCCAATCTCACCATGCCGTCAGACATCCGCGAACGCGCGCGGGTCTACGGGATGGAGGCATGGGCCGAAGTGCTGTGGAACAACGCCTTTCAAGCGGGATGGCGAGAATGCCTGCGGACGCGCGAGGAAGAGCAGCGACACGCCGAGAAGGAGGCCGGGAATGGGTGATCTGCCGGAACGGATCTGGGCTGATGTCCGTTTTTGGCCTTACGTCAAGAAAACGGAAAGCTGCTGGATTTGGACTGGCCGCACGCTTGGAAAAGGATACGGGTCACTAAGACCATATCCAGGATGCCCGACGACAGGCGCGCACCGAGTATCATGGGAAATTCATCACAGGACGAAGGTTCCAAAAGGTGCAATCGTCATGCACGCGTGTGACAACCCAATTTGCGTAAATCCAGATCATCTGTCTGTCGGAACACATAGCGAAAACATCCGGCAGGCCGTCGAGCGGGGGCGCCACAAACCGTTTCATCCGCCAAAGGCTACGCACTGCAAAAATGGCCATGCATTTACCGACGATAATACGCACTTTGTCATGAGCCGCGGGCTAAAAGTTCGCCGATGCCGAACATGCCACATCACCAGACTTCGTCAAAGGAGGTTGAAAAATGGCGGATGATCTTATCCGCGCCGACATCGCCGCCGCCCGCGAGGCCGAACTGCGCGCGAAGATTGAACAGCTTGGGCGCGAAGTGAACATCTCGCGCTACGGCCAGCCGGATTTCGCGTGGTCGATCCACACGGCGGCAATGGACGATCTGCGCGCCGAAGTGGAGCGGCTGCGGGATGCGCTGAAGTTCTATGCCGATCCATCCGCGTGGAACCAAAAGCCGGTTGAAACGGTCGAAACGGTGATCGGCACCGCTTATCGAAACGAAGCGGCTGAAATGCAAAAGGACCGCGGTGCCCGCGCCCGCGCCACCCTCGCCAAGATCGGACGCCAGCATGACTGACCACTTCAACAAACTAACGCCCGCGCAGGCAGAGCGCCTTGCCATGTTGATCGAGGAATGTGGCGAGGTTATCCATATCGCAGGGAAAATCATGCGGCATGGGTATGACAATTACCACCCTGAGCGACCGCATCGCACAAACCGACAGCTCCTGGGCGAAGAACTAACGGACCTCTACGCCGTTGCCTCAAGCCTTTGCCGCGACAATGTGCCCGAAGGCTCGCTGCACGATCAGGATCGGGCATGGCTGCGCAAACTGCAATACGCGCATCACCAAGAGGAGTTGATTCATGACTGACCAAATCGACCGCACCGGCATCCACCCCGACTATCCGCTGCCGACACTGGAATGGCCCAAGGATCGCGGCGACCCGCCGAAATACTGGTGGGGCCGCAATCCGCAAACCGGCGCTCTGACCAAGGTGTATCGAGATTATGGAGCCTACTGTGACTGACCCAATCGACACCGCCCTTCTGCCGTGCCCGTTCTGCGGCGGCGTGGCGGCTCTGCAACCGATCCAAGGCAACAATCCGCGGCCTTTTGCGTGGGATGTTATCCATAGCTGCGTCGGTAAAGGCAAAGACGGGTTTATTCGCATTGGACCGCGAGACGCAGAGTTTCGCAGCACAAAGGAAATGGCCATCGCCGCATGGAACACCCGCGCCGCATCACAGGCCGACACCGCCCGCGCTGAGGGCATCGCGCTCGGGCTGGCGATGGCGAAGGCCGCGCCGACGTATGACAGAAACTTCGACACGATGGAGCGAGTCGATTATGGCGCGTGGATTAGCGTTGACGACATCCCCGAGCCACCCATCCCGCCCCCCGTAGCGGCGGCGCGGGTGCTGCTGGACGCTATTCAGCAGGCGGAGGAGAGCGGCTTGGAAGCCCCTATCGGCGCACGCTTCCGCGCCGCGCTGGAACAGATCGCAAAGGAGGGCGAGTGATGCTTGAAACCGCCGTCCTGATCACCGGCTCCATCGGCATCGCCGCCATTGCCGCGTGGATCGCCTACCTGGTCGGCCACATGGCCGGGGCGGCTGAAGCGCGGGCAAGGTGGCTCAGGGAAGAGGGGAGAGAGTGATGGGTGCGATCCGCGACGAAGATGGCATACCGATCAAGTCTGGCGACCACATTACGTTCTGCTTCGGCATCCCGCCGATCAGTGTCCTGGCGCGCGTCACGGGATCGGACGAATTGCATATCGAGTGCATTTCGCCGCCAGACGTGCAGCCAAAACGCGAAAAGCTGTCAACACTGATGAAGTATTACCAAGTCTGGAAAGCAGGCCCGCAGCGCGTTCAGGCGGCCTCCCGCGACTATAGCAACCGTGGTATCGCCTCATGACCCATCGCGCCCCCACCGCTTGCCCCGCGCCACCGGCTGAAGTATGATGGCGGGGCAACTTCGGACTTAGCATGACAGCCGGGAAAGACCGGCACCGCCTTCTGGCGGGCTGCTCTGAGGATGACATCTATTCCGCCCGCGCTACGGCGCGGCAGAGCGACCCACCCGAGTGCGGTTGGCTGAGAGGCTCAAGGCATGTCCGCGCGACACCATCTGAGCCTGTGCACGGCAGGATGGCAAGGGTTCGAATCCCTTACCGCACTCGACCCAAGCAAAAGGGCGCCACCCGCAAGGATGACGCCCTTTTCTACCGCCGCCGGATCATCGCCCGCCTGAGCGCGTTGTTGCGCCGCACGACCAGCCACAGGGGCCAGCGGATCACTTGGCCCAGCCTTTCTTGCGGGCGATCGCGTAGAAGCCCTCGGTGACGGCACCGATGATGCCGCCCAGGATCATCAGCACCTCGGGGTCAGCGGCGATCTGCGCCTCGCTGCCGGCGGCCAGCGCGCCAACGGCGACAAGCGCCCCGGCCAGATAACGGGCCGCGATGCGGGCAATCACGGGTACGATGGCGGTCATGGGTCAGGCTCCTTTCAGTTTTCGTAGAGCGCTTCGGTGTCGCTGAAGATTGCGCGCTGGAAGTCGGCGCCGAGCGGCTTCATCCCATCGGACAAGGCGCCTGCGACCGCAGGGATGCCGGCGGCATCGCAGGTGGTGTAGGGGTGGATCGGCATGGGGTCGCCGCTGACGAACCGCGCGGGCTGGACAAACGGGCCGCTGGTGCGCCAGTTGAACGGCTCCGGCGCCTTCACCTCGCTCAGCTTCTGCCGGATCAGCGCGGCGTCTGCCGTGTCGCGCCCGGTCAGATAGCCGTCCAGCCATGCGATGAATTCGGAATGGGTCATGTCATGCCTCATTGGTTGAAAGCGCCTGCGCCAGCGTGACGCGCGGCAGGTGGATCGGGCGGGCGGGGAAAGTCGCGGGCCAGCGAGAGGCGATCATGCGGCTCTTGGCGATGGGCACGACAGACACCGTGTCGCCTTGGTTGCCGCCAAAGACCATGAACGCATCGCCGGTCGTCGCCTCGCCCACACAGAAGCCAACATGGCCACTGTTCGGGCCGCGCTCGAAGACAAGGACGCAGCCATAGGTCGGCACCGTATCGCGCCCGAAGCTGGCCCAATTGCGGGCGAAGTATGGGTTCTCACCCACGCGGCCCGGCAGGCTCTCGCCGGGCAGGCCGCGCTTGATGCAGGTCTCCACGAAGTCGCCGCACCACGGCAGGGCATCCGGGTCGCCAAGCGTCTTCCCATCGCTCTTGAGCCACGCGCGCAGCTCGGCGTTGTCGCGGGTTTCGTGCAGGCCCATGACCGCGCGGCCTTCGACCAGCCACGGAAGTTCCGCTGCGGCGGGCTGCATCGTCTTTGCGGCGAACCCCGCCGCCCGCGCCGCCATGAGCGCCCCATCGGTCCGCGGCCCGTGCAGCCCGTCAATCGGGCCGGGGTCATAGCCAAGGATCGCCAGCCCTTCCTGGATCAGTGCAACGCCCTTGCTCATCCTTCCTCCTTCGGCCATTCGACCGAGAAAACCATGTTCGTCTGCTCGTCATCGCCGCACCGATGGGTGCGGAACATCCGCGCTTCATCGGGCCACGGAACCGGCGAGGTGATGACCCACGGCCCCCAGGCTTGCGGCGCCGGGCTGGCCGCGCGACTGGCGGGTGTGCCGGGCGGGTCGAATGCCTCGAATGTCGCCGGCAAGGCGATGCCCCCCACGATGACCTGAGCGATGGCCCCGCCGACCGCTTGGCAGTCCCGCTGCTTGATCAGCGTGCCGGTCAGCGTGATTTTCAGCGCCGTCGCCGAGACACTCAGCACCTCGACATCCCGGAAAGGCGTCTGCTTGTAGAAGTCCCGATAGGCCCGCGCCTCTTGGACCAGATGCCAGAACGGGACGCAGACCGCGATGATGCCCGCGCCGATCAGGCCGACCGCCATGCGGTGCGCGAAGTCGTGGCCCGGCGTCGTTGGTTCGCGCCGGATCATTTGCCGTCCCCCGGCAACCGCCCCGCGCGAATGCGGCTCAGGATCACCTCGAAGACCGCCGGGCCAAAGACACCTGCCATGTAGGACGCCGCGCCGAACCCGCCGCCTGCCGGGATTGCCGCCGAGGGCAGACCGAGCCATGCCGTGATGACCGCCCCGGCCGCCGTGCCCAGCCCGCCGGCCACCAGCGCGCCTAGTGCGATGTGGCGGATAATGTCCCGTCTCGGCAGCCCTGTGATGGACATGGCCGAGGTCATGCCGCCCGCCGCACCCCAGGCCGCCGCGGCAAGCGTGGCTGATGTCGCAGCGGCGTTCCACACATCGCCCCAGAACGTCGATACGTCAGGCGCAGCCATCACTCCACCCATGTCAGCCCGAGCCTGGCCATCACAACCGTGCCCTCATGCCCCAGCACCACGCTGATGCGATCCGGGGACAGCGCGGGCCAGACGCCATCCACTGGGGCGATCTCTTGCAACTTGGCCTGCGCAGCCCGCGCCAGCGCCATGTCGCAGCCCCAGAGCGGCTCTTGCAGGTCAGGCAGCGAGCCATCCGGGCGCGGCATCACGCGGTCGCGGAAAGCCTCGCTCACCGGCCCGGCGGCGATGCTCATGCGCCAGCCATCGGGCGCGCGGACCATCGGGACAGTAGCGAAGGTGTCTTCGTCGGCGGCGGATAGTCCGGTGCAGCGGGCAAGCTGGCGACCGGCAGGGATCAGCGCCTCGGGGCAGATCAGGAACGCGGTGATCATGCGTAGACCTTTCGTGCCATGGCTGTCATGTAGCGGGCGGCGCGGTCGGCCACGGCAAGCGGGGCCCACCAGTTGGCGCAGACCAGGCCGTAGAGGTCCATCGCGGGGTAGTTGGCCCCGAACCAATCCCCAATCTCGATAGCCTCGCTCCCGAATGCCCCCGCGCCTTGACCGGTCGCCGAAGCGTAAAGCGACCCGCCAAGATAGAGGTCATTCAGCCCCGTGCCGTTCTTGATCCGAGAGATGATGCAATGCATGCGTGGCGCCGGGGTGGAGGCCACGGTCGGGCCATTGGCGAGCGAGTTTGTCGTGCCTCGGGCGCCAGACAATGGGGCGCGGGCGCCGTCGCTGAGGCCGACCCACCAGCCGGGCGCGCCGCCGTTGTATCCATGTCGCACGATATTGGCGGTGGCGTCCGACCTGCGCCGCACCACGGCGATGATAGTCGCCTCGTCTGACCCCCATGGCACGCCCGGCGTAGCCATCTTGTCATTGGACGCATCGAACTCCAGATACGCGCCACCGTCGCCGTCGATCTTGTACAGCGGCTTTGCCAGCGCGACCGCCTGCACCGGGTGATAGCCACCCCCGAACCGGGAGAAGGCCCTGCCCACCGGGTCGCCCGCCGCCGTGACGGGCGTGGCCCCCGCGGTGTCCTGCGACAGCGTGTGCCGCAGATACGGCTCGACGGATACCCCGAGCTTGCCTGCCGGGAACATGGCGGCGATGGGGTTGGGCTGCGCGCTCATCCCGACGCCGATAAGGCCAGCACCGATCTGCATCAGGAGAACGCGGCGAAGGCGATCTTGTCGCCGGTAGCCCCGACAACAGGCTTCTCCACGCCGGGCGCCAGGGGCATCGCGGCGGTGGTGGCAGATGTCGAAGATGAAGCCGATGCGTTTGGCGTGGAGCCGACTGCCATCAGGACCGGGGACGTTTCCGTGGACAGGACGAGGAAGTATTCCCCCGTCGCCAAGGTGATGGTGCTTGTCGCCGGGACAGACAGGGTTTCGCTGGCCCGACACTTGCCATAGGCCAGTGCCTGTCCGGTGTTGGCGGGCTTCATTGCACAGACTTTCACGCTCATTTCTGGGTGTCCTCTTGCTGTTCGGGGGTGATGGTCGCGCGGCCCTGGGCGAGATCGGTTGCAGCGGCCTTGAACGCCAGCGCGGTTTCCAGCGCATCGCCGGGGATTTGCGCCGCGGCCAGCAGTTGCAGCGCGAGTTGGCCGAATTGTTGCGGGGTCATGTTCAAGTCCCGATAAGGCCGTGCCCGGCGGTTGCGTGCAGATCGTCAATCAGCGCCTTCACCCGTTCGGCAAGCTGCGCCGTGGTGACGGTGGCGGTGTCAAACGTAGTGCGGGTGGCGGTGCCGGTGGCGACCGTCCAGCCCGTCTTGCGGGTGCCGACAACCTTGGTGTCATTGGCGTAGTAGGCCGTCGCCGCGTTGATCGTGCCCGCCCCCTTCATCACAAGGGTTGCCCCGCCCACGATCATGCCGTTGCCTATGGCCGCGCGCTGCCCGAGCGTCCCCGCGTTCATCGCTGAGAAGCGGAGTTCCGACACCTCGGCGCCGTCTGTGTGGGTGGTGAGATACCACTGCATCCGGCCGATGTTGCGCTGCGTCCCGGCGCTGGTTTGGGCGTCCGCGTCCAGATTGGCGACCGCCCCCGCCGCGCCCATGGCGCTGGCCCGCACCGTCTTGAGAGAGGCGATGCCCGCCGACTTGGTGATGACCGCATCACCCGCTTGCAGCAGCGCAACCCCGGCCTCCGTTTCCGCCCCGGTAGCCTTGCCGAGATATTCGTTGCCGTCCTTATCGACCCGCCACTTGCCCTGGTACTCAAACGCGCTGATGCCATGGGTGGCGTTGATCGCCGCAGACCGAACGACAAAGCCGCGCGCGAAACCATCCGCCCCGCCCGAGTTGATCTGCGCACCGACGCCCACCAAGCCGGATTTGCTGACGATGTGGACGCCCTGCTTGAGGAAGGGCGCGTTCATGTCGGTGACGGCATCGCTGATCTGGTTATCAACGTCCACCTCGATACCGCAGGCACGGCCTTGCGAGCCGGTGCTGACGCGGGCGTAGGCGTTCATCCCCCACACGCGGCCGGACATGTTGCCGGCGTGGACATAGGCCCGCCCGCCAAGGCCAACCACATCGCGGTTGATGCTGGTGCCGACGCCCCCGTTTTCGGCGCCCTCGGACGGGTCTTCCGACCGGGCGATGACCATCAGGCCGTCTTTCTCAAACGACGCGACCGACGAAGACGCCAAGGCGCGGAACGAAATGAAGACTGTGCCAGCGCTGCTGCCGCTTGCGTCTTTCTTGTTGAAAATGCGCGGATAGCCGGTGGCCAGCGAGGCGTCGGCAATGCCGGGCAGCGCGCGCGAAACATCGGTCGTGCTGGCCCAGGGGATCTGATTGGTCGTCTCGCGCAGCCGGTAATTCGATCCCTCGGTGATCGCTCCAGACAGCACCGCGGCCTGCGAAATCAGGATCGGTGCCCCGGTGATCGCCGCCGCATTCTGCGCCGCCTGATGCGAGGCAAGATCGGTGCCGGTTCCGCCGTGTTCCGGCCTGACCTCGCCATACGGCAGCAGCCCCGGCAGGCCGGGCAGCGCTGTGGCTCCGGTGGAGCCGACGTAATCCAGATCGCCCCCCCGCACGATCTGCCCGGACGCCGCGCGCCAGCCGTAGGTCGCCAGCGCCGCCAGATCAGCCCGCGACTGCTTCGCCATGAGCGACAAGCCGCCCGAAGTCGTCGTGCCGGTCCAGTCGTTGTTGTCCTCACCCCGCAGCGTAGCGCCGTTGATCAGCGACAGCCCGGCTTCCATTCCGGTGCCGGTGTCTACTGTCGTCTTGTTGCCGTTCGCCTTGACGTTGGTCGCGCCGTCCAGAACGATGCCCTTGCCGGGGGTATCAACGCAGCAATCCAGCACCTCGTTGGACAGCAGATCGCTGTTGTCGCCGCCGACAAGGCTGATGCCGGCCAACCCCGAACCAACGATGAAGTTGGTCTCATAAGTGACGCTGTTGCCATTGAGGCCGAAGATGCCGTGATAAGTCGCGCCAGTGGAGGTGTTGCCAAAAACCCAGACCTGACGGGGCGAGTCCTCGTCATCTGCGTCTTCGTCGAGATTTTGCGGGCCGATGATGATGTGCGAACCGTAGCCCGCCGCGCCCGTTGTGCGCGTCGGGCCGCTGAATACGTTGCCAACAACCTTTGTCGAATTGAGCCGCAACGCCGAACCGGCAGACGCGCCGTCTTCGTCAAGCATGCCGGACAGCACCAGGATCATATAATCGGTATAGCTGGCATGACCCGACCCGGTGTTGCCCTCGAAGGTGAGCCGGGTGGACGTGTTGCCCTGCTGAAGCATCCGCATCATGTGGATGCCGCGGTTGCCAGTGATCCGGCCATCGCTGCATTCGCCGTTGATCCGGCAGAGATACTGCCCGCCGTAGATGCTGTTTTCGGCAACGTCGAAGTCGTCCGACCGCTCTACCTGAACCACGCTGCGAAGCTGGCCAAGCGCGTAGGTGCCGCGGTTGTGTTTGATGCTCAGACCGCGCGTGGACCATGCCGCCACGCAGAGAGCGCCGCGGGCGTTGGTCGAGGTGTCAATGTTGCCCTCTAGCTTGAGGTCGATATTCGGTTTGGCGGCCGGGTTGACGCCATCCCACGGCGCGTTGATGCACGCTTGTCCAAAGCCGTGCAGCCGCAGGTTGCTGACGTTGGCGCCGCGAACGAACCCTCCCGTGCCGCCATAGAACAGGATCGGCAGTTGCTCGTTGTTGTAATAGTCCATGATGGACGTGCCCATCGTTCCGGCGGGCACCGACCGGCCCATGGGCGCCGTGAGCGTGACAGTCACTGTCTTGGCCGGGTATGAACCCGTCACCGAACCGCCAATGGCGACCGTGCAGACCTTGGTGTAGTCGATGCTGTCGATGTTGTTGTAGTCGTCGTGGAAGCTGAACTTGGTGCCAGCCAAAATCCGCGGGTTGCCGTCCGCAGAGGTGACATTCGCCATTTCCAGCGTGATCTGCGCATCGGTCGGCCCAACCGCCGACGCCACGACCCAGCGGTTGTTCCAGAAATTCAGGTAGATCAACTGCCCGTTGGTCAGCGGCGCTTCCAGCCCATGGTCAATCGTGACAGTCGCCGACCCCGCCGTGATCGCGGCATCGGCGGTCACGATGTAGGCATAGGTCGTCCCGCCGTTGATGTGGCTGAGGCGGTAGCCCTTTTTCACATAGCCGACGCCAAGCCCGTTGATCGTGATCGTGGTGGTGGTGGCGATGTATGCTGTCGAGGCGGTGCCGGTGCTGCTACCGCTCGTGATGCCTGTCGTTGTGGCAAAGCTGGCCCACGCGCCATCGGTATCGTAGTTGCCGATGAATTGCCCGGTTTCGCCGAAGTCCAGGCCGCAGTTGGCGTAATCATAAAACCGATAGACGGCGCGGCACCCAGCGCCCATCTTGAGCGTAGCTCCGTCCATGCGCAGGCAGAAATCGCTTGCCCCGCGCACCTCTTGCGGGACCGTGCAGAGATAGGTCTTGCCCTGCGTTGCCCACACATCGCCGCCCGCCGCAGCCGCAGCCGCGAAGGCCGCGTTATCGGGCGTGACGCCATCGCCCACCGCGCCGAAGTCCTCAAGCGTGACGTAAAGCGCCCGAACCTCGTCGCGCGCCGCCTCTGCTGCGTCCTTTGCCGCCTCGGCATCCGCCGCGCTGGCCGCCGCATCGCTGGCCGCCGAAGCCGCCTGCGCCGCGTCCACGTTGGCCGCGCCCTCGCTGGCCGCCGCAGCAAGCGCACTGGCCGCCGCATCGCTGGCATAGCCCTGCGCCGCCGCCGCCTCGTCTGCCGCGTCCTGCGCCGATGCCGCCGCCGCCGTCGCGTAGCCCTGCGCCGCACTTGCAGCCGTGGCCGATCCTGCCGCCGCCGTGGCCGATGCTGCCGCCGCGGCTGCCGACCCTGCCGCCGCCGTGGCGCTGGATGCCGCCGCCGTCGCCGATCCGCTGGCCGCGCCCGCGCTGGACGCCGCAGCAGTTGCCGACGTTCCCGCGGCATTGGCGCGCGTCAGGGCAAGCCCGGCATCCGTCGCCGCATCGGACGCTGAATCACTGGCCGCCGCCTCCGATGCCGCCGCCGCACCCGCCGATGCCGCCGCCGCCGCAGCCTCCGAAGCAGCGTCCGCCGCAGATGCGGCAGCATCGTCCGCGCTGTCGCTGGCCGCCGCGGCGTAGGCGCCCGCCGCCGATGCGTCATAAGCACTTGCCGCCGCCGCAACAGCGCTGGCGGATGCAGCCGTCGCCGAACCGGCTGCCGCCGTTGCGGAATTGCCCGCAGCCGTCGCACTGGCGCTGGCATTGGTCGCAGCCGTGTCGGCCGCGTCGAAGTCGGCTTGCAGCTCTGCCCATGCCGTTGGGTCGATATTGACGTTCCAGCCCGGTTCATCCGGCACAGGGTTGTTGAGCAATTCGGTCAGTGTATAGCTGACGGCATCGCCCACCTGGACATTGCCCAACTCATAGGAACGCTGCGTCTGGAATGTGCCGCCGGGCGTCGAATGTTCAACGTAGACCCGCGCGCGCACCTTGTAATAGGTGCCGCGCACGCCCTCCGTATTCCGCCACAGTTCAAAACCGACAGGAAGATTGGCCCCGTCCAGTTCGGCAATCGTCTCGCCCGAGACAACCGTATCGCCCTCGGTATCCGGCCCAGACAGTGCAAAGACGATCTGACCACCAACAATGGTGGAGCCATCGGGCGGCACATAGCTGCCCGTCACGTGGACGGTCGAAATGGGCATGAATTACTCCTGTCAGCCCGCCGCGAAGACGCCGCGGCGGTAGAGGTAGAGTTTGCCGGCGTCGATATTGCCGGCAGAGAAGGAAACTCTGGCGCGCAGGGCCTTTTGCGCAGTGGTCATTGCAAAGCCGACCGATGCGTCTGTGGCCGCATTGCCGGCGGTCGATAGCGCATGTGCCGGTTGCCATGTCCGCGACGACCGCACCCACGGCAGTTGCAGTTGCCCCGAGATCAGCGTGCTGGCATTCACCGTATCGGAGATTTCCTGTGCCCCAGAATAGGCTGCGGAGGTTTCCCGATAGAGTTCGACTTGCAGATAAACCGGCGACGACCCGGAATCATGCGACAGATCGTTGAAAACGATCATGTATTCCCACCCGTCCGCAAAGTCGGGCGTGACGACACTGCTCACCGCCCCCGACACGCCGTAGTCATAGATCAGGCCGGTATTCGCATCGCCGATGGTGGTCTTGTTGTACGGGTGCCAAACCGCCGCCAATGTGTTGTCACGCAGTGCCGTCAAGAGGTCATAGGTGACGTACTTGTCCGCCGCCAGACTGGTGGTCGGGATATCCGTAAAGCTGGCCATTATGCGATCCTGTAACCCTCTGAGCCATCGCTCATGGTCCCGTCTGCCGCGGCCATATAGCCGCCGGTTTCCTTCTCTGTCGCCGTCGCGCTGGCATAATCAGCCGTCGCCGATGCTGCCATCATCCGGCAATACCGCTTGCCCGACAGACCGTAATCCTGCGCCTCAACCTGATAGGTCTGGCCGGGCTTGCCTGGGCTGGAACTGATGATTTCCCACCGCGTTTGCGTCGGATTGCCGTCCACATCGGTCAGTGCCCGCGTGGTCACGTCCACGATGCTGCCGACCGTCACCACCGGCCCGTCCTTGGCGTCCAGCACCATGTTCAGGATTCGCGGCGAAGTCAGCGCGCGCAGGAACGTGCGACCGATGATCTTGACTGCCTGCGATTCCGTTGACACCCATCTGGCGACGATTTCACGTTGGCGCGGCTCGCCCCCGGCCTTTTCCTGCTCCTCGTCGCCGTGGACTTCCAGGCTGAAACTGCGACACCCGGCCTTGCTGATATCCGTCCACGCCGCCGGGTCGTAGTAGACCGCAATCCGCGTGAGCCTCGCATCCGGTTCTGCCGAGACCTGCGCGCTGTCCGCAATGATAGCGTTATCATCTGTCAGATGGACGACCGTATCGGTCGGCGGCGCAACCGCCTTCATGCGGATCAGGCTGGCCCATTCATCCCAGAAGACCATAAACTGCCCTTGCTGGCACTGTTCACCAAGCAGGTCTTCGACCGCGGTTGCCTCGGGAAGCCACACATCCGCCAGCGCGCCGATGCTGAGCCAGGTTTCCGTTTCGGTCGCCCATCCCGCCGTATCGATGTAGGCATCCGGGATCGGCGTGTAATCGGTCAGCAGGTACTTGGCCACGTCCGCAAGCACGACGCCTTGGAAGTGGCCGCAGCGCGTCACCTTGGCACCCGCCTGAGCCGACGCGGCCACCGTGCCACCAATGGCGCGCGAGACGCCAGTAAGGCTGTAGAGGCCGCTGCCAAGTGCCGTGTAGCCCGTATACTCGATGATCTCATTGCCGATGCGGATCGCCCGGCGCGTCGTCAGACCATGAACGTCGGACACAAAGGCTTCCTCGGTCGCGGCAATGGTCATTGCCGTGGCGGATGCCGTGATGGCTTCGTACAGGCGTCCAGCATCAGCCGGCGGGAAAAGCGCCGTCTTGCCGCGGGCTTTGCGCAGCGGGTCGCTACCCTTGATCGTCACCACGCCGTCAGACGGGCCGTCTATGCCGTCCACAAGATAGATGCGCTGCCGCATGGCCGCCAAGGTGTCACCGACGTATCCCTCATAGATGACCAGTTCCATTTGCGGCGGCAGGCGGTTGCGCGCGAGCCATGTCGTCCAGAAAGTCCGCGTCGGCAGGGCGCCGCGGCTCGACTTGTAGAAGTCGCCCCAGGTGTCATCCCACACGAAATCCGCCATCGACACAGTGACAGTCCCTGTCACACCGAACGGGCTTTTCCCGTCCATGAGCGCCGCGATATTCAGGCTTGCGGGCGAGGTGCGAACCGACAGCTTTGCGACGGGGATTGCAGGGGTCGCAATGTCGTCGGTATCCGTGAAATCTCCGTCAAAGCGCACGCCACCCACCGGCTGCATGAATCGCCACCGGATACGCCCGTCGAGGTTCATCTTGAGTTTCGTGGCCGATGACGGGCAGGTTGACCAGGTGTTGTGGCAATAACGCGCCGCAGTGCCCCAGACTGCCGACACGGCGGCGCTTGTCGTCGGCTTGTACGTCGATGCGCCCGAGCCGACTTCGACTTGCACGCCCCAGAGGTAATAGCCCGAGGCGCCGTCGCCCGCATAGGACGGACCGTAAGCCGTGCCGTCAGACAGGGCGATGCGAATTTGCCCGGTCGTCGCGGTCGCGTTCGCAGTGACCATCCAGACGCGATACCAGCCGCCGCCTATAGCTTCCGATCCCGCCGACGCCGCGCCGGATAGAGCGTTGTTGACGCACGCCGTTGTAAAACGCGCTTGCTGCGTTGCCGCGAAGGAAGCAGCTGTGGCCATCAGGCTGAACATGCGCGTGCCAGCCGCCAGCTTCACGAAGGCGGAAATCGTAACCGGCTGACCGACAGTCAGGCCCGAGATATTCTGCGCGATGTAGTGAAAGTTGGTTGTCGCCGCCTCAATCACGGAATCCGCGGTCGTCGCGCCATCGGGGCCAACCGCCGCATTCGCCGTCACCGTTACTGCCGTTTTCAACCATGTCGCATTGTCCAGCGCCGCCGAATACAGGCAGATGTTGGTTCGCGTCGTTCCGGTCGCCAGCGCCGCCACGCAAGGGTATGTGCCAAACCGCAGCCCGCATCGAGGCTGGCGCAGTTCAACAACCGTGATTGGCTGCTTCATGCTGGATCGTAGCCCTTGAGTTCGATGGTCATTGCCCGCGCGGCTTGCAGCACCCGGCCCGACCTTGCGGCGCGCAGCGGGTCAGTCGTTTCACCGAAGACGACTGACTTCGGGTAAGCACTTGGCCGATCCGCCATGAAGACAGGACCATTGCGGAGCCACCCCGCAAGCGTCGGGATATTCGCCGCCGCCCATGTCTCGCTGAGATTGTTGACCGCCATGCTGCATGTCGATTGCAGCCGGGTCATGTACCGCCCAAGCGTATGGCCGCCGTCGCTGATATTGGTCGCAAAGGCCACCTCGGCGCCTTCGTCAAACGGCAGACTGTCTCGAAACACCGCCTTCTGCGGCAACTCCAGCACATCGCCAATCCAGATCACGCCGATGGTCGGCATCGTCGTGCCGGTGATCTGCACTCGGAACGTCGTCTGCGCCGTGCGCCGCGTCAGAAGGAACAGGATCGGGCCGTTATCGGTCGGCGTGTTGCTGGCAACCGTAGACCATGCCGCGCCGGTCCAGCGCTGGATATTGACCGTCGCCCCCTTGGTGTAGAGGTCATGCGCGGCGATGCCGACAAAGCTGACAGCCGCCGATGCGAAGGTCAGCGTCCACGTCGCCGGCAGCGCGGTAGGCCGCCAAGCGGTATAAGTGACGCCGGTCAGGGCATTGACACCTTCATAGCCGGTTGCCTCGGTCGAAACCGCCACCGTCCCCGTGTACGCGCCCGCCGCGATGCGGGGCGTCGTCAGGGCATAGGTCGTGCCGGTGAAGCCGCTTTCGACAACGATCATGCGCGCGCCATGTTGATGTTGAAGCCCCGGCCAAGACCTTCATTCAGATCGCGGAACAGTTGGGCGATGTTGTCTCCGGTGAAGCTGTTGCCCACCAGCGTCACATTGGCCGTGTAAGCCGGGGTCGGCGCCGATGCGGCAGAAGCGCCGCCGCCCGACCGCCCGCCAGAACTACTGCCGCCTGCCGTCACGCCCTTGATGGCTGACACCGCGCTAAGGCCAGCGCCAAGAACCTTCGCATAGGCCGCCAGTTGCCCCAGAGGCGTGATGCCCGGCGTTGCCAGGGCCTGGGCCGCAGCCTGATAGGCCGCCACAAGAGCCTGTGCCGCGCCGAACGACTTGGCGATGGCCAGCAACCGACCGCCACCAGCCTGCGCGGCCGCCGCCATGTCACCAAAAAACTGCCCGGCCTTTTCCATGCCCGTGCCATAGCGATAAACGTCGATTTGGCTCATGGCGTCGGCGTGCTGGCGCTGAGCCTCTTGCATGAGCGCGGCGTACTCTTGCTGCGTGATCAGCTGCTGAGCGAGGGCCAGCCGCAGCGTCTCTTGCCGCCGCGCGAAGCTCTCCATTTCAAGCTGCTCCTTCGACGCCAACCCGTTGCGCAGTTGCTCCAGATCGCCAATCAGCGGGTTTTCCCCGCCGCCACCGCCGCCCCTGCCGCGCTCAACCGGCACGAAAGGCGCCGCGCCGTCAGTGCCGAACGACCGCGGGTCGCCGCGCGCACCTACACGCCCGTACACCTTGTTGGCGCGGTCCATCTGCTGCTGCGGAGAGCCAAGCGCGGCCTTTGCTCGTACAGCATCCCACATGCCGCGCGCCAACTCCCACGCGCCCGACGCCGCCGACGCCATGGTGCCGCGCAGGAATGCCACTGTGCCTTGCAGCGTGGCAGCCGCAGTCTTGGCCGCGCTCAAGGCCGACGCGATGTTCTGCGATGCGCGCTCGACGGCGGCGGCCTGCAACTCGATATCCAGCAACCTCTGGTAGGCCACTTGCAGCGGCGTTGGCATGGCGTCCACAGAGCCGTAAGCCTCGCGCAGAGCCGCGGCGGCCTCGCGGGCAGCGGCCCCTTGCTCCTTCATGCTGCCGGCTGTGGCAAGCGCCGCCATGGCCGCGCCGAACCGTTCCGCGTCCGCCGTCGCCATGTCGAATGCGTCGGCCAGCTCATATCCCACGATCACGGCATTGCCGAACGCATCCGCATCAAGAACCTGATCCATCAGGCTCCGCCGCAGTTCCAGCACCGCGGCGTTGATGGCCTGGATCGCCTTGATCCGTTCGACATCAGCAATCGCGGTCAGTGCGGCCCTCGCCTCGGCGCCGGTCAGCGCGTACTCAGCACGCAGATCAGCCGTGCTTTGCACCGCGTCCTTGATCGCCGATTGGTACGCGGATACCGCCGCGTCCATGTCGTCAAAGGCTTTCTGCGCCGCCTTGGCCGCCTCGCCCGTGTCGCCAAAAGCCGACATGAGCATGGGCAGCGCAATGCCGGCCAGCAAGCCCGCCGCAGCACCAACGGCACCGAATGCAAGCCCGATATCCGGCAACTGGATTGCCAGCGCCTGCACGATATTGCCGCTCGCCATGGCCTGCTGACCAACCTGCGAAAGCTGCATCATGAGCATCCGGCTGCCGCCCGCGGCGCGCGTGGCCCCGGCGTCAACGTCCACCATCCGCGCCTTGAGTAGCGCCATGGTGTTGGCGTGTTCCTGCGCGCTAATCGCGCCCATGTCGAGCGCGCTATCCAACTTCATCGCCGCTTGCTGAAAGCGCAGCGTCGCGGCATAGGCGGGGTCAAGCGATGCCCTCAGATCGTCAACCGCATCCTTCGCCTCGCCCCACCTCTCAAACGCCGCTGCGCTTTCGCGGGCCGACTTGCCGGCCTTGTCCGTAACGCCGGCCCAGTCATTGACCGACCGTTGAAACTCGACGCCAGCCCGCCCGATCTGCTTGACTTGCTGCTCAAGCACCTTCGCCTGTTTTTCCAGCGAGGCGAGCGAGGCAACGCCCTTTTGGGCGCCCGTGGTCAGGCCGACAACATCCGCGCCGATCTTGAAGACGATTTGTTCGCCGTTCGCCATCAGATGTTCATCCCCTCAGCGCGCATGACCGCCAGCAGATCGTCTTTTTCGTCATCGGTCATTCGGCCCGCCTTGCCGGCCAAAGCGGCCTGTTCAGCAAGCAAATCGTCCATCAGAAACCAGAAGTGCCGGGGCTCCAAGCGCCAAAACTCCGAAGGCGCAATGCCCATCCGCCGAACCGCGATTACAAAGGCTGTTCGGGCGAGTCCGGTTTTCCCTCGGCGGCCTTGCCGGCCGGCCCCTCCTTCACGGCTTCCGGCACACCGTCAAACAGCACGGCATGCAGCGCCATGACCGCGCCTACGACCGCGTTGTGCCGCATGTCGCGGTAGGCCGCCATAAGCTCGGCTTTTACGTCTTCATCGGTGACTTGCGCGCCAGCCATGCGCAACAGGATCGCCGTGCAGCGCGCCAGCTTGGCAAAGCGCGGCTCTTGCAGCCACCCAAGCATCTCACCAAGCGAGGCAACGTCCTCGATTGCCTCGCACGCCCGGAAGGCCATGCTGGCCGGGAGGGTGTATTCCTGACCCTTAAACGAAAACCGGATATCAGCCATCAGGCGCGCGCCCAAGCGCCCGAGGATTCAAGGTCGCACGAAAATTCGATTGCGCCCTGATACTCAGCCGTCACCTCGAAATTCGTGACGACAAACGTCCCCGACAGCACGTCCTTGGTGCTGGTGCTGGTCGGGTCGGTGATGGTGATATCGCTCAGGACACCGCCGCCCGCCGTGACAGACAGGCCGGCGTCCTTCAACGCTTCGTCGGTGGACAGCCCCGACACTTTCAGCGAAACGGACGCCGAAGCCTCCGCATCCGCCAGAAACTCGCGGAAGATGCCGGAATCGTTGTCCGTCGCGTCGATGTATTCGCGCCCGACCTTGTAAGACAGGGACCGAACCCCGGCGATGACGGTCGATGCCTTCTTGATCAGGAGCGTGCGCCCTGCCTTTTTCGCCATGATTTTCTCCTGTGGCTCAGAGGGTTTCGATCAGGCCGCGGTATTCGCAGACCCCGTCGAAGTCGCCGTCTGGCAGCGCCAGGACGGTAGTCGATTGCCGTTGCAGCAGGACCGTAGCGCCGCCGTCGATCAGCAATGTCCCATTGTGGAGCGCGTCATAAATCGCGTCCTGAATGATGCGCCCGGCATCTTCCGACGCAGCCCGCCAGCGCGTATGCACCCGCGCCGTAAAATCGTGCCCGGTTTCGGAATGGGTATCCCACGGCAGGATAACGATTGCCCCGATCTGCACATACGGAAACGCACTGGCGGCCCCGCCGTCCGACGCCTGCGGCACGGTAGACCAGACCTGCACGCCCGGCAGCGCCGTGACGAGCGCATCATAGAGCGCCGTCAGAATCGCCTGTGAACCGCCCATGGTCAGCCTTTCACGTCGCGCGCCAATTCGCGCAGGAATGACGCCACCACTACCCGGTCGATATCGGCGAAGACCTTGGTTCGCGCGCGCATGAAGAAGGCATGCTCCACGCCATCCGGCCCCGAACCGTATTCCAGAAACCGCCAGTAAAAGGCGTCGGCCTTGACCTTGACCGTGGCAAACGCTGTCCCGCCCTGGTCACGTTCCGACCGCGCCACGATTGACTGCCGCAGCGTGCCGGAATCCACCGGGACAAGCGGCCTGGCTTCCTGCACAATGGCGTCGGCCACACCGCGAACCATCTTGCGCGAGTGCTTCTTGCCGGCGGCGCCCATCTGCAAGAGCGCACGGCGCACGCTGTCTATTCCGGCAACCTGCACCAGTTCAGCCAACGCCCCGCTCCGCATCAAGCTGAACGGTCAGCACGCTTGTCCCCGACCGATAGATGCCGCGGATGTTCCAGATTTCTCCGCTCCACAAGATGCGGTCGATCTCAGTCACGGTCGGCGCGGCATCGTGGTAGATCGTGAAGGCGTTGATCGTCCGCGCATTCATGCGGCCTTCTTCCAACGTCTCGCCGTTCGGCTTGGTCCGCACCGCCGCAAAGCACGTTGCCAGCGTCGTCCAGCTTTCAGCGCGCCCGCCCGTGCGATCCGCGGTGACGGATTTGCGCTGGATCGTGATTTGCTCGCGCATGGCGCCGGCCGCCATCAGACCCACATCCTGCGATGTGTGCCAAGAAGCCATTTGACCCCGAGCGGCATATCCTGCCCGTCCGCAAGTACGGCCCGGTTTTCGTACCAGTGCTGCGCCAACATGATGATTGCCTGCCGGATTGCCAAAGGCGCCTCAACCGGACCCACCCGGAATTCAACCGTTACCGCATTGTAGGTATCCGACAGCGCCGGCCACGCATCTACCGGCTTGATCCGGCAATCCGCGCTCACTGTGTCAACGATGTATTCTGCCTCATCGACAACCTGCTCTGCGCCGTCCGCGTCGATGTAGGTGATCGCCAGAACGCTTGAGACAGGGCCCATTGGGATGACGATCTCGTCATCATCGGGCCAAGCATCCATGACGGCGGTCCAGGTCTGTAGCGCCCACGCCTTGCCAGTGTCCCGCTCCACGGCGTCCGAAGCCGCTGCAATGTACGCATCGATCAGCGTGTCTTCAGTCGTGAAGGTGATCCGGCCGTTGGCCTTAACCTCGT